TACACTCCAAAGCCTTGTTTACTTTATATGTATGGTGAAAGCGATTCATTACCTCATGACATAAGATTCTACAATGGCGTTAATTACGATAATATAGATTCGTATATGTTATTCGGTCAAGACCTAACATACCAAAACACGAAATATAGTTTAAACTTTGGAGCAGATAACAGTATAATACACAATGAAACAATAAGCAACGGATTATATGCAACGTATTACTTTCCGTATTTATCTAATTTATTCGATTTAAAGCAACGTTTAGTAACGGTTAAGACTGTTTTACCAATTAGCCTACTAACATCGCTTAGATTAAACGATAGGCTAATAATTCGTGATAAAAGATATATTATAAACGAAATGAAAAGTAACCTTACAACTGGTGAGGTGAATTTTAGTTTGTATTTAGACTTCCGACCATTGATAGCTCAAGAGCCTATTAACCCAGATTCAAGTGCTCAATGTTTGCAGGTTAATATTCCGTTCACGAATAAAACTGATTACGCTACAATAACAAGTTCTTTTACGGGTGTAACGATTACGCCAAGCACAATTTACCAAAATCAGTTAGTTGAGGTTTGTATTCCTGCAAATCCAAACGCAACATCAAAGATATTAGCCGAAAACACGGACCCAATAATAACAGAAACTGGATTGAACCTAATTACAGAGGAAAGCTCGGTACAAGTAATTACAATACTCGTATCGTATTACGATGTTATGGGAACTTTACTAACTCAAGACATAATAATAGTACAAGAATGATAGCACAGATATTAGAACTTTTAAAAACGGATGATTTTTTTAACGTAAGTGAGATAGTGGATATTGCCAAAGGAAAACACGAATACACTACGAACCTAAAAAAGATTTATAAACAAGCTAAACGCAAATACAATGGCAGAAAAAAGGACAATTGAGTTAGAAATACAAGACAATAGTAAAAGCCTTAAACAACAGTATAGGGAAGCTGTAAAAGAATTACAAAATGTTGCGGCAGCCTATGGAGAAACGTCTGCTGAAGCTGTTAAGGCAGCTCAAAAAGCGGCTGATTTAAAAGACCAAATTGCATTTACAAATGATTTAGTGGGAGCTTTTAACCCTGATGCTAAATTCAACGCGTTAAGCAAATCTATTGGCGGTGTTTTAGATGGTTTTCAAGCTGTTCAAGGTGGACTTGGAATAATAGGCATTGAAGGTGAAGCAGTAGAACAAGCTATGCTAAGAGTTCAGTCAGCAATGGCACTTTCTCAAGGTCTTCAGGGATTAATGGAAGCGCGTGATTCGTTTAAGCAATTAGGAACGGTAGCCATGAATGCCTTAAAAGGTATTAGAACTGGACTTGCTGCAACTGGAATAGGTCTTTTTGTTGTAGCATTAGGAACTATTGTTGCTTATTGGGATGACATTAAAGAAGCGGTTAGTGGTGTGAGTGATGAACAAACTAAATTAAACGCAAAAACAAGTGCTAATTTAGAGGCATCGGAAGCCAAAGTATCGGCATTAGATAAACAAGATAATATATTAAAGCTACAAGGCAAAAGCGAAAAGGAAATTTTACAACTTAAAATAACTGAACTTGATGCTACAATTAAAATAGCTGAAACAAATTTAGAGAATCAAAAAGCTACAAAGAAAGCGCAAGTTGAAGCATCCAAAAGAAACCGAGATATTTTAGTTGGAATATTGGATTTTATCACAACCCCTCTTGATTTATTATTAAAAAGCATTGATAAAATAGCGGCTTTTGTAGGTCAAGATACTGGTTTGTCAGATTGGTTTAAAGGAATAAAAAAAGATGCAGCGGAATTGGTTTTTGATCCTGAAGAGACAGCATCGGAAGGAGATAAATTAATAACAAGGTAGTCAATCAAATATTGACAATAAAAAAGCGGAGCTTGACGCGCTAATAGAACTTGAGATACGGAAAGACCAAACCGACAAAGCAAGATTAGAGAAACTATTAGCTGACCGTTTAGCCTTAGAAAAATTAAAAGGCAGTCAATTAATACTTGCTCAACAAGATAACGCGGAAAAAGTACGTCAAGCTATTAAAGATGACAATAAAGAAGAATTAAATTTAGAAACTACAAAACTTGATAAATTAAAAGTTCTAAGCAATACTAAGTTAGAAACATTAAAAAATAGTTTATCAGCGGAAAGAATAGCACAATTAGAAGCAGCTGAATTAGAAATTAAAATCTTAGAATCAAAAGCAGCAAGGTCACGAAGAATAGATGAACAAGCTAATTCATTTAAAGTAAAATCAGTACAACAAGGATTAGAAATAATTTCAAATATTACTGAGTTATTTGCTAAAAAAGGTGAGAAACAAGCTAAGCGTGCATTTCAAATTCAAAAATCTGCGCAAATTGCAAGTGCATTAATCAATACTTATCAAAGTGCAACAGGGGCGTATGCATCTCAGTTCTTGCCTATTCCTGACCCTTCTTCCCCAGTTCGTGGTGGTATTGCAGCAGGTTTAGCAGTTGCCGCAGGTTTAGTAAACGTGGCTAAGATTGCATCACAAAAGTTTGAGGGCGGTTCGCAAGGTGGTGGTGGTGGTGCGCCTGCTGGTGGAGTTGGTGGCGGTCAGATACAAGCTCCGCAATTTCAAACTATCGGAACAAGTGGCGTGAATCAATTAGCAACATTACAACAACAGCCAACAAAGGCGTATGTAGTGAGTGGTGAAGTTACAAGCGCACAGGCTTTGGATAGAAATAGAGTACAAAATGCAACATTATAAGTTAGATAGTTATGGCAAAGATGGAAATTATAGAACTGCTTATTGATGAGAATAAAATCGAAAGCGGTATCAATGCGGTTTCAGTTGTTGAAAGTCCAGCAATCGAAGAGAATTTTGTAGCCTTAAAAAAACACGAAGTAGAACTAAAAGAAGTTGACGGAGAGAAACGTATCTTAATGGGTGCGGCTTTAGTTCCTAACAAACAGATTTACCGTAAAAACGGAGACAAAGAATTCTATATTTATTTCAGTGAGGACACAGTACGCAAAGCATCGGAGTTATTCTTAATGAGAGCCAACCAAAACAATGCAACCTTAGAACATGAAAAGAAAATGTTAGACGGAATGTCGGTTGTTGAGAGTTGGATTATTGAAGATGAAAAACAAGACAAGTCAGCAAAATACGGATTCAATTTACCGAAAGGAACTTGGATGATTTCAATGAAAGTAAATAACGATGAGATTTGGAACAAGGTAAAAGCTGGTGAAGTAAAAGGATTCAGCATTGAAGGTTACTTTGTTGACAAATATGAAATGAGTTTACAAGAAACCGAAGAAGATAGATTGATTAATGCGATTCGTGATTTGATACTAAAAGACGAACAATATAAATTAGAAACTTACAACGACTACCCTCAACAAGCAAGTGAAAACGCAAATATAGCTTTACGTTATGCTGAAGAAAATGGTTGGGGAGATTGTGGTACGCCAGTAGGAAAAGCAAGAGCAAATCAATTAGCAAATGGTGAGAATATAAGCGAAGAAACTATTGCACGAATGGCTTCATTTGCACGTCACAAAGAAAACAGCCAAAAAGAACTTGGGGATGGTTGTGGTCGTTTAATGTGGTTAGCTTGGGGAGGTGATGCTGGTATTGAGTGGGCGCAAAGAAAGTTAGAACAAATCAAAAATAAATAAAAATGAAAAAAATGAATAACATTTTAAAAATGATTTCTAAAATGGAATCAAACGCTAACGAGGTAAAGTTAGGTAAACACGAAGTTAATTTAGCGTTAGTAGACGAGATAAAAGCAGTTTCAAAAAAATATATGCCTTTATGGGCTAAAGCTAATTCAGATTACGCTTCAGCAATTGTAAACTTAAAAGCTGCATTAGAAGTTGTAAACCAAGCCGAACAATTAATTATGAAAGGTCAAGTTCAAGTAAAAGAATTAGGCTTAACAGATACTTTTTTTACATCTCAAATGGACGCAATAAAAGAAGAAAAAAATAAAGTTACTTCTTTACTTAATAGATTAAATAAATAACTATGGAAACAAGTAAAGTAAGTCCACGTGGTGGCAAAAGAGGTTGTTTATGTAAAGACGGAAAATACCACAAAGATTGTTGCGACGGAAGTTTACAAGCTCAAGGGATAGGCAAAACAGCGAGTGTAACGCCACAAAACGTAACGATAACAGAAATAGACGGAGTGAAAACAATAGTACGTCAAAACGGATAAAAAAGGAACAAGTATAAATTCAAAAGTTAATAAGTTATGAACACACTAAAAACAGTTTACGGAAAACTCTTTAAAGAAGAAACTAAGTTGGCTTCGCATGAAGTTAATTTAGGATTGCTTCAAGATGCTCAAAAAATGGTTACGGCTTCTGAAAAAGCATGGTTAGCAGCAAATCAAAAAGTAAATATAATTAATGCAAAAGCAAAAGAAGCGGTTGAATCTTTAATAAAAGCACAAAGTGAAAACAGCGCTGCATTAAGATTAGTAAATACATTAATTGCAAATACTAAAGATTTAGGTCTGCCAATTAGTCCTGAATCTCAAAAAATGTTTGATATGTTATCAACAAGATCAAAATCATTAAATGATGGTATTGCAGCAGTAAAACAAGTAAATGTTCAACAAATAAAAGGATAAATAAAAATGAAAAATAGCCTAATAAACCAAATCAAAACTTTGCTCGGAATGGAAGTAAAACTTGAGCAAATGAAATTAATGGATGGAGTTTCTATTCTTGAAGCTGAATCATTCGAAGCAGGTAACGAAGTTTTTATCGTAACGGAAGATGACCAAAGAATCGCTTTGCCAATTGGAGAGTACGAACTTGAAGACGGTCGTATGTTAATCGTAATTGAAGAGGGTGTTATTTCCGAAGTTAAAGAAAAAGAGGAAGAGGTTGAAGAGCCTGAAGTTGAGGTTGAAGTTGAAACCGAGAAAAAGGCGGAAATGGAAACTGAAAAAACAGCTCCTAAAAAAACTATCGAAAGCGTAGTTAAAGAAACTTTCTTTTCTGAAATCGAAAAACTAAAAGAAGAGAACGAAACTTTAAAAGCTGAACTAAGCAAATTAAAAGAGGTTAAAGAAACAGAGGTTGAGTTAGCTATCGAAGAAGAAGTTAAACCAATTTCTTTTAATCCTGAAAACGAGAACAAAGTTGAGGTTGTTAAAATAGCTTCAAAAAGACCTCGCACAATTATGGATTCAGTCATGAACAAAATAAATAAGTAATAATTTAAAAAAACAAAAAAAATGAGTACAACATTCACATCAGTATCTAACGATGTTTTACGTCAAGTAGGCGTAGTTGAAACATTGACAGGTGCAACAACTTTAACTGCTGAGGATAGTGGTAAAGTATTTATTCTTAACGCTGCTGCTGGAGCGCAAATTACACTTCCTGCGGTTGCTGATGCAGCTGGACAGTCTTATAAGTTCGTAGTTGGTGCATTATTTGCAACTACTGCTTGGACTATCAAAGCAGCTTCAAACAAAATCCAAGGTGGTGTTATCGTAAATAGCGTTAACGTACCGGGAGCGGATGAAAACACAATTACTTTTGCACACGCTGCTGACACAATTGGTGATTTCGTAGAATTACATTCTGATGGTTCTAACTGGTATGTTTTCGGATTGGGAACTGCTGCTGGAGCAATTACATTAACTGTAGTATAAATAATTTAAAAAATTCATAAAATGAGTACAACACAATCAATTACAACTACTTACGCTGGCGAGTTCGCAGGTAAGTATATTGCTGCAGCTTTATTGTCTGCTCCAACCTTAGAAAAAGGCGGTATTACTATCATGCCTAACGTTAAATACAAGCAAGTTATCAAAAGAGTAGCAACTGATGATATCATCAAAAACGCTACTTGCGACTTTGACCCAACTTCAACTGTAACTTTAACTGAGCGAGTTCTTCAACCTGAATCATTCCAAGTTAACCTACAATTATGTAAGTCTGATTTCAGAGCTGATTGGGATGCTATCCAAATGGGATATTCTGCATTCGATGTATTGCCTAAATCATTCGCTGATTTCTTAATCGCACACGCTGCTGAAAAAGTTGCTGCTGGAATGGAAACTTCAATTTGGAGAGGTGTAAACGCAACAGCTGGACAATTTGCTGGTATCATGACACAATTAACTACTGATGCTGCTTTACCTGCTGCT